AAGGTTCAATTTTATTTCTTAATTCTTCCCTATTTTGTCTTTGCACTTGCTCTATAATAGGCATGAGGTATTGCCTCATTGTTTGTCCACCCATTATTCCTTCACCTGGTGAAGGCAATATAGTCAAAGCTTGATTTTGCGGTGGGGTCAGTTGTCCTGTGCCAAAAGGAGAAAGTTCAGGGATAGGTGGAGCTGAAGCAGAGGAAGGTATTTGAACTTCTTGGTTAGTAGTAGCATTTACATAATTAGGATCGGGTCTCATTTGCTTTCTCCGTTACCATTTTTGCCTTTACTATACGCTGTTGCACCCATAAAAACACTAACTACAGCAGCCTGACTAACGTAGAATGTATTTAAAATTCCAGAAAATGTAGTAACTTTAGATTCAGCAACAAACGGCAAAAATATAGCTGCGGTAAACAAAACCATAGACCCCATTGCAACCCAAGCCATAAGACGTTGTTGATCCTGCATTTTATCAAGATTTTGGTTCATTTCACGTTGGTGCTGAAGTTGCTCAATCTTTGCTGTCATAGCAAGTTCTCCATCCGTGACGATCCCATCACCATCCAAATCCGCTTGCTCCCATGCACTACCTTTTTGAAGTTTCTTTTGAGTCATGCTATCTCCTATTTAACAAGTAACCACATAGGCTGTGTCCTATATAAAGACGAAAAGTATGCGTAAACAAAACATATTATTGTAAGTAACACAAGAAATTTCGGATCGTCCAACATATTACCACGTTCTTGATAAAATATAAAGAAGTAACATACCAAGTCCACAAACGGCAAGAATAACTAAAGCTATACCAACTACTTCCATAATTTCATCCTGTTTTTGTTTTGCTATTTTTGCTTGTTCTTTTGCTTGTTCTTTTGCTTCCTGTATACGTTTTGCTCGTTCATCAACGATTGACTTCCAAGTTCCAGAACCAAACCTCATGTCAACAGCAACACTTATCTCATACCTTTTCTCGGCAGCGAGTTTAGCATCTATAATTTCTGTAGCAACTGTCTTTAAGCCAAATTGATCGGCAATGCCCATTTTTGATTTTTTAGAACGACCTTTTTGTATTTGATCTTCTGCATCTAAAATATCATTTATAGACTGAGCAAAGGAGCCTATATCTTTAGCTGTGTTAATATTTGTTTTAATAAAATCAACAGATTTATTAAGTAAAGCAAGCCCAGTTAGGACTTCAGCAACGACCAACTACATACTCCTTAAAATATTAAAAGCCTTTAAATTAAGCTTTTTTAGTGGGCCTCCCAACCTTTTTCTTTTTACTACTTGCTTTCTTTACAGTTTTTGGTTTCTCTACTTTTTTTTCTACCCAAGCTTCATTTACATCTGAAGTGCTTAAATCATCTTTAACATAATGACCTTTTTCATCTCTAGCTCGAACCAAAACTGTTTCTTCTTTTTTAACAACTGGTTCAACAACTGGCTGTATTCCCTCTTTTCTTTGTCTTCTAAGTATTTTTTGTTCTTTGACTCTTCTTGAGTATTCTTGATTAACTGATGACATTTATTTAGTTCCTTTTCATGTTATTTAAAGCTGCAATATCTCTTTGTGTTTGAATACGCTCTTCAGCAACACGAGTTTTATCATTTAACGCTTGTTGAGAAATATCAATTCTTTGTTGATTTACAAGAGTATCATTTACCTCTTCTTGTTTATCTTGAGCTAATTTCTTTTCAAACTCTTCACTCTTACGCTGAATATCAGCACCCTTAATTGCAAGTTCTTGTTTTCTTATTGAAACAAGAGGGTCTTCTTGCGGAGGTGGCGTTACAGCTTGTGCGTATTGTTCTATCATTTCTGCAATTAATGTAGAAGCAACATTTTGTATTTGAGCTTGAATTTGCTGCTGCATATTCGGGTCTTGTTGCATCATCTGTTGTTGCTCTGGTGGCAATTGAGACATGACTTGTTCTTGTGCTTTCATTTCAGCAAGCATACCAATATGTTCTTGTATATGTCCTTGTAAAACAGCAGCTACAGCCATACTCGTTTGCACAGTAGGGGTGGATAACACAGCCAAATGCGACTGAATATGAGCTTGATGATCTTGACCCTGAAAAGCTTGTAATGATTGTCCAAGTAAAGCATTTTGATTTTCTTTAGCTGGGTTTGTAGGCTGTGGTTGTTGAGGTGGAGGTAATATAGCATCAATATTAGAAACACCTAAAGCCTCATACATATTTCTATACGCCTGATACAAACCTTGAGGACCACCATGTATTTGTGGATTTGATTGAACCAACTGTAACTCTGTTTGTGCTAAAGTTACACGTTGCGACATAGAAAAAATATTTGGATCACTTACAGGCAATATATCAATACGAGCATCAAAATCCTGTGCTTTAATACTTGGTTCTGCACCTGTGACAGCATACGGATATGGGGATGGATTCATAGCAAATATGTCTGCTAAAAGTTTAAACTCCATTTTTTGAGAATAATGCAGTCTTTTATGGATTGCAGACATAACCTTCGTACCACGCTCCATAATAGCCATTGTAGTTCCTACAGGCGTTTCTCCACCCATTTCACCTATTTTCATGTCTGCCATAGATGCAAAACGTCTACCAGCGTCTACAAGTGTTCCCATAAGCTGATAGAGCGTTCCTGAAGGCTCTTTGAAGGGTAAAGGCATAAGTGATGTACGAATATCGCCACCAGCTACGTCTATGTCTCTAAACTCGCCTGGTTGCAATGCGCTGTCCTCATCACGGATTCTAGCCCCACGAGACTTAAAACCAGCAGGTAAATTTGATAATGTTCCAGAATCAATTAACTGTCTTAATATTGATGTAGAGGCTTGTGCCAAACCACCAATCATGTGTGTTAATCCAAGACCATAAAACCCTAAACCAGGCATAAACTTATAATGAACAAAATAAGGCTTCTTACGTTTCATTAAGTCTTGTTCATCATAATTTCTTCTTATGGATAAAACCTCACCATTATCTTCTAATACCGTAACTATGTAAGGAAGCCTCAAGCCAGAAGGCTCTCCATCCTCACCTACATCTTCAAAACCCTCTATATCAAGCTCTGTGTGTATTTCATATATTGTTAATTCTTCAGAACCCTTTGTCGGTTGTGTTCCTTCAATACTGTTGATTGTTTCACTAACCTGATTGTAATTACTACTATCATAACTAGAACTTGGTAATTCTATATCACGGTAAAAACCTGCAAGTTGAAGTTTTAAAACTTCATTTGAATCCATTTTTATTATGTGTGTAATACGAGGACTTGTCAGTAAATCAGTTGCTGTATAAGGAACAACTAAATCTTCAGCATGAATAAACTTACTTACCGCACGTTGTAATAAAGGATCAAAATACACCTTTTTAAAGGTAGAACCAACAATAGGAAGATAAAATAACATTTGATCTAATTCAGGATCATACTCCTCCATTTCATAAGTTATTTGATAATTCATATACTCTTTAACACGCTCCGCCTGTTGAGAAATAGCAGGGTCAGAAGCGCCAAGAACTTGTGTTCTAACAGGACCGCTTGCAGGTAACATTTCACGGTAAGCTTGCGCTTGAAACTGCGTTACAGCTTCACCAAGCAAAGGGTGAATAACACCAGAAGCACCTTCAAAAGGCTGTGACCTTTCCTCATACTTCATTCCAAGAAGTTCTAAACCTTTTTTATATGTGTCTTCCCAATCTTCTCTTGATGACAAATCATCTTCAACATGACCAGTTAAATCAGAAGAAATACGACCTAACTCAGCAGAGTCTATAGCTTCTGCAAGATTACCATCAAAGGGAACATCAGAAACAACTTCTTGTGTTTCTTCCACATATTCACCAACAATAGCACTTCCATCATCAAACTCTGTTATGTTCGGTTGTTTCCCAACTTCAATAACATCTATTTCAGCTTGTTCCAATTCTGGAGAAGGAACATTTAAATTTTCTGGTAAACCACCAGCGCCAATGTCACGTTCAATTGCCACATTTTATCCCTTCATTCTAATTCTTTCAGCTTCCATCTGATAATATTCTTTCGCCCTTCGACCTTTTGCTTTATTCATTTTATTTAAAGCCATAAGGTACTCATCGCTTGGTGGTGTTGAAGCAGATGGCGCTCTACTCATTGGAGGAACAGCAGAATTAAGGGTATATTGGGAGGACATATTCCCTAATCCCTGCATCTGCTTCAACCTGTTAAAATCATTCATCTTACACCTACAAACTTAGTTCCTCTTAAAGCAGCACGACCACCACGAGAATGACCAACAGCACCACCACCCTCTAATTTAACAACACCGCCTTTATTTTTACCAAGTTTTTTCATAATTGCTGAAGGAGAAAGACCTTGGTCATAAAGCTCCATTGCTCTGTCAAGCATTCCTTCTCCATATTTGTCAATAATTCCTTGTTCAAATTTCTCTCTTTGATCTAAAGCCATCATTGAAGATTTAGACATAAAAAACTCCTTTACTTTTTTTTAGATTTTTTAATTGCAGTTTGCAATTCTTTTGGCAATGTTTTTTGTGCTGGAGTTAACAAATTACCATTATTATCAACGGCACCACCATTCTTCATACCTTTAGGTTTCATTATTCTACCGCCCATTCTATATCCTTTGGCTTTAACTTTACCGCCCATTTTATAACCTTTAGACTTAACTTTACCGCCAGCCCTATATCCTTTTGTTTTCATACTTTTCTTTTTTTTAACACCACCCTTAATAATCATACTTGCCATTAATCTTCTCCTTCATTGTATATATTATCAAAAACCCTGTTTACATCTAATGTATAGTCTAAATTTGATTTTGAATAGTGTAAATGTTGAGAAGGCTTAAAATCAGGCGCACCTTCCCCTGTTGAAAACCAAGCAGGATGCGTCACTCGAACCCTGTTGTTGGGCAATGCTACCACATTTCCTGTCCACTTGTCAGCATCTAAAAGTTGCAAAATGTGACTTTGTTTGTGTTGTGCAGGGTCATCTGCAATTTCACTATTCGTATAATCTACTGTAAACAAATACTTAGCAGGAAAAAACTCTCCATCTATCTTAGCAAACCAAGGACATGGAGTAGTACGATCCATAACGTAAACTGAGTGAGTATGAGAAGAACAATCCCAAGGTTGTGCATCATAAGTCTCCATTGGTTCAGGCCATTCCTCTAGTGGTATATCGGCAACTAATCCTGTAATTGGCATTCTTGCCCACATAGCGCCACCATGAACAGTGTCTTCAGGTTCTCCGTCAGCCTCGCATCCAGTAAATATAACCTGAAAACTCAAACATCTGTTCGGAATAGTTGTAACTGCAATAGCCATAGCGTGTAAAAACTCTCCGTGATACTTTTCGTGGTTATGTGTATACTCTTTACGAACCCAACACTTAAAGTATGGAATATTACTCTGTAAATACGGCATTATTCAATAATACTCGTGTTTACGAGCCTTCCAACTATCATCATCTTCATAATCTGTAGGTGTAACAATAAATCCTCCCTGTCTAAAACGCAATATAGCTTGCGTCATGCTATCCGCTAAGTCATCATGTTCCCCATTGGGAAACGCAGCGCATTCCTCCACAACTTCTTCAGCAAAATTAGCATCTGGTCTCCAAACCATGCCACTTTCAAACACAGGCGCACAAGCATTCATTCGTGTAAACTTATCTGCACCTCTACTTGGTGTAAACGGTGTTACAGGAATACCCATTCGCCTTAACTCCTGTGTTAAAGGCATACCACTTGCTTTTTGCTCTATCAATATCATATCAGGTTCATATTGTTCTTGCAATAAATTCGCTTTTTCCTTTAATTCAGGAAAATCCCACCGCCCTCTAATCGCATCCAGAAGAATAATAGCTTCTCCATCACCATCAACAGGTTCAAATATACCCCATGTCGTTATCGCACTATAATCAGCCCTATCTGATTTGCTAAACGCTGTATCATAACTTTGAATAACATAAGAACACACAGGGGGTTCTTCACTTTCCCACATTTCCCACCATTCACGCTTTATAATCGCTCCTTCTTCAGCCGTAGGATTCTGCATATATTGTGCATTCCATTTAGGAATAGGAATAGAAGCCTTAACGCCCTCTAATTCTTCTAATTTCCAAAACTCAGGCCAAAGAGATTTACCAGAAGGCATAATGGCAGGAAACTCCACAACCTCCCACTTATCAGCACCTGTTTCGCTTTGTTTATGCAGAACTTTAGCCGTTAAATCTCGAATGCTCCAACGTGTCATTACAATAATCAAAGAACCACCAGGTTGAAGTCTTTGTCTCGGACCAGATGTATACCACTCATAAATATTATCTAATGCTGTAGGACTTAATGCGTCCTGCTCGGAGACAGGATCATCAATAATACAAAGGTCAGCGCCCCTCCCAGCAAGAGCGCCACCGACACCCACCGCATAATATTCCCCACCACCTGAAGTAGACCAACGACCTGCTGCTTTCGCATCCGTTGCCAATTTAACCTCTGGGAATACTTCTCTAAACTGTTCGTCATCAATAAGATTCTTAACCTTACGTCCAAAACCAACAGCAAGTTCAGCAGTATGGGTAGCCTGAATAATTTTTTTGCTTGAATCTCTTCCCATAAGCCAAGCTGGGAATAAATAAGACGCAAATTCAGACTTCGTATGTCGGGGAGGCATATTAACAATAAGACGATTAATCTTGCCATCCGCTACATCCTGTAGCTTTTGTGCGTAAATTTTATGGTGATTTCCTTCTATGAATTGAGGCCAAACAAACTTTACAAACTCTAAAAAGTTATCTTCCCTTTTTTTACGGTCTTCCAACATGGAAAGACGGTCAACCATAGGAGCTATCTTAGCAAGCTCATCATCTGTTAAATATTGTGTATAATCCGCTAAATCTTCCATCAAGCAAATGCAGTTAATAAATCATCTACAGCTTTGTTTAATGTGTTTGAAATACCTTCTACTTTCTTATATCCCAAACCAGGTGCCGTGCCTCCTATACGTCTTGGTCTTTCTGCCAAAATTTCACGAATACGGCTGTAGTCTCTTCTTTCTTGTTTATCACGGTCAGAATCACCGCCAGAGGGAGTTGATGGTATAGACGGTGGAACATTAATAATATCATCATCATCCGTACCAACACTAACACTAGGACTTATATCATCTTCATCAACATCCACAGGTGGGGGTGGCGGTGGTAATGTCGTATCATCACCTGTTAAATCAGTTACGGCTGCATCTATGACATTTGCATCAACTATTGGTTGTGCGCCTACTCCAGATAAAACTCCAGCACCTACACCAGCGCCTACACCAACATCTTTTTTACCCTCTACATTTATAACATCATTTAAATTTGTTATGCTGGATATAGAACTTAAATCTTTTGCTTCATTACCTGTTGTGTCCATGCTTGAAACTATTTGACCATAACCACTACTAGGTAAAGGCCCTGCTCTAAATCCTTCATCAGAATCAGAAATCGCTTCAATAGCACTTAACGCATCTCCAGTTCCAACACCTAAATTATCACCTGCAATAATATTAGCTCCTTGCGCTGCATCTGCACTACTGTAAGGAATAGCTATTCCAGTAGCAGGATCAAAAACAGTATAAGGATTACCTGAACGATCCACAGGTATAGCAAACTCCCCTGCATCATAAGGAATGCTTGCAGCAGATAAACCAACTGTGGGTAAAGATGTATCCACATTTGGAGCCGTTAAAGTTTGTAAAGCAGAAATGGACGGAGCAATTGAACCGCTAATGTTAATATTAGGATTTTCAGAAATGGCTTCATCTTGAATAATGGTATTTAACTCTGCTAAAGGAATACCTGTTTGATTCGCTGTAAATTCAAGTTTTTGATTTTCTGGAATTGTTCCAATTGCTGCATCACTTATTCCAAG